GGAATGAAGGACAATATGGAGATGGGAGATATGGTGTTTACAAGAACTTTAGAAGATTGGGCAAAGTTTGATATTAGTAACAGAACTAAGTTTGATGCTTCTATAAGTTCGGGTTTAGCTATAATGGCTACACAAAAACACCTTTATTTACCTGAACAAAAACTTTCAAAAATAAAAGTTAACTTTGCAAGGTATAGTAACAAGGGCAAATATAGTGAAATAATTAGATGAAAAAAGTAAATATAAACATATCATCTGCAGGGTTTCCTAGTCAATTTGTATCAGATGCTGAAAAAGCTACTGACGAGTTTGGTTTAGAAATTGGTCAAGCTATTCAATATGAGTGGTTCAAAAAAGATGGAAATAGTTGCAGATACTATAGTCAATGGAGAGACTTTCATAGACTTAAATTATACGCAAGAGGAGAGCAAGGAACGGGTAAGTATAAAAATGAATTAGCTATAGACGGAGATTTGTCTTATCTAAATTTAGATTGGACCCCTGTACCTATCCTACCAAAATTTGTTGACATCGTAGTCAACGGTATGCAAGACAGAGAGTTTAAGGTATTAGCTTATGCTCAAGATGCTATGTCTCAATCTAAAAGAAGTAAGTATCAACAAATGATTGAAGGGCAGATGGTTGCTAAACCAATGCTAGAAACTATACAAGAGAAGACAGGAGTTAATCCTTTCACTGTAAGTCCCGATGATTTACCGACTACTGATGAAGAACTAAAGTTGTATATGCAACTAAACTATAAACCTGCTATTGAAATTGCAGAAGAAGAAGCTATTAATACTTTATTTGAAACCAACAAATATGTTGATATAAGAAAACAGTTAGATTATGATATGACTGTTTTAGGTATTGCTTGTGCTAAACACGAGTTTCAACCCGGAGATGGTGTAAACATAAAATATGTTGACCCTGCCAATATTGTTTATAGCTATACAGAAGACCCACATTTTAAAGATTGTTTTTATTGGGGTGAAATTAAAACTGTTCCGATAACAGAACTAGTAAAAATTGACCCTACTTTAACTAATTCAGATTTAGAAGAAATATCTCAATACTCTCAAAGTTGGTTTAATTATTTTAATGTTGCTCAGTTTTATGAGAACGACATCTTTTATAAAGACACTGCTACATTAATGTACTTTAATTATAAGACTACTAAAAAAGTAACTTATAAAAGAAAAGTAAAAGATAATGGGAATGTAAGTATGATTGAAAAAGATGATACATTCAATCCACCTCAAGAGATGCAAGAAGAGGGTAACTTTGAAAAAGTTCAAAAAACAATTGATGTATGGTATGAGGGTGTAATGGTTATGGGTACTAACATAATGCTTCAGTGGAAGCTTATGGAGAATATGGTAAGACCACAATCAGCTACACAACACGCTATGCCAAATTATGTAGCAGTTGCACCTAGAATGTATAAAGGTGTAATTGAATCTTTGGTTAGAAGAATGATTCCATTCGCAGACCTAATACAAATAACACATTTAAAATTACAACAAGTAATATCAAGAGTTGTACCTGATGGTGTCTTTATTGATGCTGATGGATTAAATGAAGTGGATATCGGTACGGGTAATGCTTATAACCCTGAAGATGCTTTGAGATTATATTTTCAAACAGGTTCTGTTATAGGTAGAAGCTATACTCAAGAAGGCGATTACAATCAAGGTAAGATGCCTATAAAAGAATTAACCTCTAACTCAGGTGCTTCTAAAACACAAATGCTAATTGGTAACTACAATCATTACTTAAACCAAATTAGAACTGTTACAGGTTTAAATGAGGCTAGAGATGGTAGTTCACCTGACCCTAATTCATTAGTGGGTCTACAAAAATTAGCAGCTTTAAATTCTAATGTAGCAACTAGACATATACTTGATGGTAGTTTATACATATACAGAACTTTAGCTGAAGCTATAACTTATAGAGTTGGAGATATATTAGAATATTCAGACTTTAAAGAAGAGTTTATAAATCAAATTGGTAAATACAATGTAGCTATTCTAGAGGATATAAGTGATTTATATATTTATGACTTTGGTATTTTTATTGAACTATCTCCTGATGAGGAGCAAAAAGCACAACTAGAAGCTAATGTTCAAATGGCATTATCTAAGAACGATATAAACTTAGAAGATGCAATTGATATTCGTGAGATTAAAAATCTAAAACTTGCTAATCAACTTTTAAAAATGAAAAGAGTTGCTAAACAAGAAAGAGAAGAGAAGATGGCAATGCAACAACAAGCTATGCAATCTCAACAACAATTGAAATCTCAGGAGATGGCTGCTCAAACTGCAATGCAAAAAGTTCAAATGGAAACTCAAGCTAAGATGCAATATCGACAAGCAGACATAGCTTTTGAAATAGAAAAATTAAAAGCTGAAGCTGAATTGAAATCTAGACTAATGCAACAAGAGTTTGATTTGAATATGCAATTAAGACAAGCTGATGCCGAAGCACTTGGTTCTAGAGAGACTATGAAAGAAGATGCTAAGTCAAAAAGAATTAGTCAAGCTAACTCTGAGCAATCAAAAATGATTAATCAGAGAAAGAATAATTTGCCACCAATAAATTTTGAGTCAAACGAAGATAGTTTAGATGGTTTTGATTTGGCAGAATTTGAACCTAGATAAATGGTCTAAAAGACTAATAATTTTTGTGTAACTTTGTATATAATTAAATCTAATATAATATGGAAATAAAAGTAAGAGCAGTTGGTGCGACTGAAGAAAAGTCTGTGCAACAAGTAGAACAAGATTTGCTTGACAAGCACGAGCAAAAGCTTGAGGGCACTGAGTCCGAACAAAAAGATACTCCAAAAGTACAAGTACAAGAGGAGACAACTATAAAAGAAGAACCAAAAGCTGAAGAGCAAAAGGTTAAAGAAGAAATTAAAACTACATCCTCTGAGTTAAAAGAGGAAGATGTTCTTAAATTTATTGGTAATAGATACGGAAAAGAGATTAAATCTCTTGATGAACTGACAGAACAGAGAGAGGAAAATCCTCTACCTGAAGATGTTTCAAAGTATCTACAGTTTAAAAAAGAAACAGGTCGAGGTTTCGATGATTTCGTAAAGCTTAATAAGGATTACGATGAAATGGATTCCGACCAACTTTTAAAAGAATATCTTACTGCAACTGAAAAAGGTTTAGATGCAGAGGATATTGAAGACTTAATGGATGAGTTTGCTTATGATGAAGATGTTGATGATGAGAAGCAAGTTAAGAAACTTAAGTTAAAAAAGAAAAAGACTATTGCTAAAGCAAGAGACTATTTCACTGAACAAAAGGAGAAATATAGTGTCCCTCTTGAGTCGAGTAGGGATTCTTCTCCTAGAGAAGATGAGGAAGAATATCAAGCTTATAGACAATATATAGCTGAAGCGAAGACAGTTAATGAACAGAATGCTCGTAAGGGCGAGATGTTCCAAAAGAAAACTGACGATGTGTTTAGTGAGTTCAAAGGTTTTGAGTTTACGTTAGAAGACAACAAAGTTTATTTTTCACCGGGGGATGCAGCAGAACTTAAAAAGTCTCAACTAAGTCCACAAAACTTTATTAATAAGTTTTTGGATGATGATGGTTTAATAAGCGATGCAGCAGGATACCACAGGTCACTAGCGATGGCGATGCATCCTAATAAGTTTGCGAAGTTTTTTTATGAGCAAGGGAAATCTGCATCAGCAGATGAAACTATGAAAAAGTTGAAAAATGTAAATATGTCAACTAGGAATGCTCCTGAAGTTACTAAGTCAAACAGTGGGTTGCAGATAAAGTCTTTAAGTCCTGACTCAGGTCGAGGTTTAAAGATTAGGAGTAAAAATAAATAAATGTTAAACTATTAAAAAGTAAATTATTATGAGTGTACAAAACGTACCCGGATTTGACTTACAACCAAGTGCACAAAGAGTGCCGTTGAAGTCGAACTACATATCTAACTTTGACTTTCTTAATCAGTATCTTCCTGATACTTATGAGAAGGAATTTGAAAGATATGGAAACAGAACAATCTCCTCATTCTTAAGAATGGTAGGAGCAGAAATGCCGTCTAACTCTGACCTTATCAAATGGGCAGAACAAGGAAGATTGCATACTAAATATGTAGACTGTTCTACTGCAGCATTAATCAATGACATTGAGTTTACAATTGCAGTGAACGATGCAGGTAACCCTGCTTTCGGTGCATCTAATTCTATTGCAATTAGAGTTGGACAAACTGTAATGGTATCTGATAATGCAGGTGGTGGTTCAGTAAAGTGTATTGTAGTAGAAGTAGATTATGCTAACAAAACTTTCAAAGTAGCAACTTATCCTGATACAGGTATTCCTGTTGCAGGTGCAGGTGCTAAGTTTACTGTATTCATTTATGGTTCTGAATTTAAAAAAGGAACTGAAGGAATGAAAAATTCTTTGGAAGCAGATGACTTTATCTTTGAAAATTCACCAATTATCATTAAAGATAAGTACGCAGTATCAGGTTCAGATATGGCTCAAATCGGTTGGGTAGAAATTACAACTGAGAACGGAGCAAACGGATACCTATGGTATCTAAAGTCTGAGCACGAAACAAGACTTAGATTCGATGATTACTTGGAAACTGCAATGATTGAAGCAGTACCGGCTGCAGCAGCAGGTGGTGTTGCTACACAAGTAACTGATGACCAAGTTGGTAACAAAGGTTCCGAAGGTATCTTCTATGTTGTAGAGCAAAGAGGTAACGTATGGGGTGGTGGAAATCCAACTACTCTTCCTGAGTGGGATACAGTTATTTCAAGACTTGACAAGCAAGGTGCTATTGAAGAGAACGTAGTTTTTGTTGATAGAGATTTCTCTTTTGACATTGACGATATGTTGGCTCAACAATCTAGCAATGCTGCAGGTGGTGTTTCTTATGGTCTATTTGACAATGAAAGAGAAATGGCATTGAACTTAGGATTCACAGGATTTAGAAGAGGTTACGACTTCTATAAGTCTGATTGGAAATATCTAAACGACCCAACAATGAGAGGTGGATTACCTACAGGTGCAGGGTCAGGTAGAGTTAATGGACTTTTAGTTCCTGCAGGTTCTACATCAGTATATGACCAAATCTTAGGTAAAAACGCTAAGAGACCTTTCTTACACGTTAGATACCGTGCTTCTGAAACAGAAGATAGAAGATATAAAACTTGGATTACAGGTTCTGCAGGTGGAGCAGAAACTTCTAGCTTAGATGCTATGGAGGTTCACTTCCTATCTGAAAGAGCAGTATGTACTTTAGGTGCTAATAACTTCTTCTTGTTCCAAGAGTAAGATTATTATATTGGGGGAGTGTCTTTGAAGACACTCCTCCTTTTTTTTAAACTTTAATTAAATTATAAATAAAATGGCGAAAGCAAAAACAAGTGTGTTTGTAGCTAAGAGTTACAAACTAACAAGAGGAGTAGCACCTCTTTCCTTTATGCTACCTGTGAGACACACAAAGAGATTTTCACTTTTACACTTTGATGAGAAAACCGGAACCAATAGAGAGTTACGTTATGCAAGAAATCAAAAGTCTTGTTTTGTAGATGAACAAGATAAAAATGCATTACTTGAACCAATTATT